GTATTGACTGTAATTGTGTTAATTCACGAGCCTGGAGAGCGAAACTTGGACGGAACAAAATTCTATAGAATTTCTGGTTCTCGTTATAATCATCATTATATGGTTCGGTATTGAAATCGATCATCTTTTACTCTTTTAGTTAATTACTATTATTTATTAGAATTTTATAACAGTTCTAAGAGTTACTGTTTGGTCTGCTGTTGGTGTAAACGCTTGCTTATTATCAACGAAAAGCAGATCACCAGAATATTTATCTACTGTTGGTAGAGTAACTCCAGATATTGTGAAACTTTGTGAAGCATCATTAGTGAAAACTCCACCTACGGCTGGAACTGCATTGTCAAGACTTTGAATAAGAGCAGAATTGGCATTTAAATTAACGATTCTAAATTTAGATCCACTGCCTGTCAAATAAATGTTCTGATCTTTTGCAAAATTTTGAAGATTAATAACCCCTGTTACAACAAAACAAGTTGATGCGAGGGTTGATTCCAGAGAATATGTAGAACCATATTTTCTTGGATTTTTAATAATACCTATTTGACGGAAGTCATTATTAACTTCAAATCCTTGGTTTTTATCTCTAGATATACTTGAGTAAAACATCAGAGATCTTGTATAAAGACCATTAACAGAATCTTTTCCGTGTCCACCAAAGTCAGTAATAATTGCTCTGGCTTTTGCTCCAAATCCATTACCATTTATTGTAACTTTCGCCCAACGATATCCTTGACCATAGTTGGTCATTCTAATTTTAGAAAGTCGACCAAGAGAGAAAATCGCCTCAGCAGATGCACCAGTACCATCTCCTTCAATGGTAACTGTAGCATTGGCATAGCCAAACCCACCAGATGTAACTTTAATTGACATAATACGTCCGTCAATCGTCAATAATTCAGTGTTAGCTTGTAATGTACTTATATCACCTGGAGATAAATCAGCTGATAATTCTGCTTGCGTGCCGTCTCCTGAAACTGTTAAGTTAGCGTAAGTATAACCAACTCCGCCATCCTCAATCTGAACACCTACCAACTCGCCAGACCATTACTTAATAATGGCAACAACTTTGCTTCTGATTTAACTCCAGAAAGATAACCAGCTGCTGCAGTTCCTGTTGGAGAGTTAATAGTTAAATTTGGTAGAACAGAGTAACCAGTACCAAAACGTAAAACTACTGTACCTGTTGCTGGGCGACCGACATATTGTAAAGTTGCAGTTCCACTTGAAGCAGATCCTGTTATATGAGTAGGAGCAACGCTACCTGTAGTCCCAGCAACAGTGACTGTATAAAGTCTGTTAGCAACATAAACTTGTTGCTGTACTGTTAATGATGTTGTTGCAGTCCACGCTGTACCAAAACTAATACTTGGTACAGAAGTATAATTATCACCAGAGTTTGTGATAACTGCAGTCTGAACTGATGTTCCTACCATTATAACAGAAGAAGTTGCTCCACTTCCTCCACCGCCTGAGAATGTAACTGAAGGTGCAGATGTATAACCTAACCCACCATCGGTGATAACAACTTCTCTTACTGCTCCAATTAGATTGATTGCAGTAACGCCACCATTAGTGACAGTAGCTGTGGCTCTTGCGATAGTTCCTATGTATTTTAAAGCAGAAGTTCCATTTGAGATAATACCAGAACCATGAGTAGGAGCAGGGGTTGCTAGTTGTCCTGGTAATGTAACTTCATACACATTATTGTTATGCTTTATTTTTTGTCCAAGTAATACATTAATTCCAGCTGCCCAAGTATTTGCAGCGAATGGAGGATCAATTTCTATTGTTGTATTCAATGAAGTGTAATTTTGACCATTTGCTGATACATTAGTTCCAATAATAAACAAAGGGTCAAGTTCTCTACTTCCGTCACCTTGAACCGAGATAGTTGCAAAAGAATAACCTTGACCACGTTTATCAATTTTAACTGTTTGAATTGCGCCACTAGAATAAAATTGTGGACGCAAAGCAGTTACAACTGGCATATAAGCATCTGTTAAAAACTTATTACGTAAAGCAATAGGAATACTATACATATATTTCCACATATAACCATCTGGCATAATTACTGGATCAACAGTAGTACCAACAGGTTTATATGTAGAAAGAGCATTGTTGTTGTTATCTAAACATTTGTATACGTTATATTCATCAGTAACAACATAGAAGTTACATTCTTCCATTCTCTGTTTACCAGAAAATGAAATTGGAAGTTTTGCTGCAGCTGCTGCACCTTCGCCACCACCACCTGTAATTGTAACAGTTGGTACACTAGTGTATCCACGACCAGCATTATCTAGTTGTATATCAATAACAGTACCATTGGCTATATACGCAGTCGCACGTGCACCTGAGCCACCACCACCTGTTATCGTGATTGTTGGAGGATCGGCAAAGCCAAACCCACCAGAAATTAAATCAATCTGATCAATTTCATCGCAATAATTATCATCATACATATCGTAAATTGTATTAGCATCCCAGTTACGTCGGTCTACAATTAAAGCGACGTCTGTTGGACGAATTTCTTTCATTGTAATTATTTCATTGCGAGATAATAAATCATTTTTAAGTGAATCAACAGGATATGGCGGATTTAATTCTTCTGGCCATGATAGAGTTTTTCCCAAATAATAATAATAACGTGCTGTACGATTCTGGATCTCACTGTAAAGACCCTTAGCAATTGAGTTATGTAACCCAGATTTTAACAGTGCTGAAGATGCAGACATTTAATTTTTCTTTGTATTAGCTTACAGTAATAATCCAAGTGATCGCAATACTATCACCTGCTGCTTTATTAACTACAGGGAATGTTGTTCTACAAAGCATAGTTCCTGCAGATGGCGCATTTAAAATTCCTGCTTCAGTAATAGGTCCAGTACCTGTACCAGCTGGGAAAGTTGCAGTTGCAGTTACTGTAGCACCACTAGATGAGAAAGAAGCTAATGCAACACGACCTGCTTCAGTTCCCAAAACTGTATCGCCGACTGCTGGAGTAACTGTTCCTGTTCCAATAGCCATCTGTGACATAATAGAAGTACTATTACTTACCATACGAGAAGCAATATACTGTTTACCTGCAGTTACCACTAAGTTTGGAATATGAACTACATTTTTAATTTTATCATTACTGTCTTTGTGAACTATTGTTAGTTCACCTTTCATTTTTAAATTTTCATTTAAATCCATTTATATCTCCTAATTGTTGAAGTTTATTGGTTCGTTAACATACGATCCAGAATCATTTGAGAACCAACCTGCATCGGCATATGGGTTCAATAAAACCAAACCTGTATCAGTTGGGATTGCTAAATCGTCTCCAATTCCAGTTCTATCAATATATTTATCCATAGAAATTTCATGGATGTCTGGGATAGAAACATAATCTTCAAGATTTTTATGCAAATCTTTAGCTGAAATGTAGTCAATATTTACTGTAACTTCATCTTGAGCAGTTACAGAAAGATTCTTAATCATCGCTTCAAGAGTTAATGCGATGTCAAATTCATTTTTAATTTCATACTCACCAAATACTGCCATACCAGCTGGATGCAGTAATGTTTTAACGATAGACTTATAAGAATCTAAACTCTCATCGATCTTTAAAACATAAGAAAATGCTTGGTAGTAACGACTGTCTTGAATGTAGATAGAATCATTTAAGAAGCTATCGTTTGTAATATAGTATCCTGGATATTTAGCCAATGCACCAAGAGCTACTTTAACAACTGCTGGGTCGTAAGGGCTAGTAACTTGATCTGAAGTACCAGTCGCACCGAACTCACGAAGTATCTCACCAGCATATGTTCCATCCATAGCATCAGTTATTGCATAATCAGATTTATTAATTGTACCAGATTCTAAAAACCCATCAGTGGTTTCAGCTATATTAATATTACCACCAATAATTTGTAATGTGCTACCACCAGTTCCTGCTACATCTTGTCCAAGATTGGCGAAAATTGTAGATGTAAAATCCGTAGTATATCCTGTACCAAACTTAATAAATTCAGCATTTAAAATACCACCTTGTGTATTGGTCCTAGTAACTTTCATAATTGAGCCAGCACCCTTACCATTTCTGATAGGATATAACTGACCAACTTTAAACCCAGTTCCTGGAACTAATATTGATAACTTTGATGTTGTGGCAACAATATCTGCTGTAAAGTAAATGTCGTCTGTTCTATAACGAAGTTTATCTCCAACACCGATATCACCGAAGAATCTACGATCGATATAAAACTCGTAAATGTCCTCTGATATCAGCACTACACGTTCTACTTCGACTTCAATATACTGTCTTCTATCAATTTGAACACGAATAATTTTTGTTGGTGTAACAACGTCAATAAGTTTACCAACAATTTGATCTGGATGTCCTGAAGTAACTCGTGCTAAAACAGAAACGTCTTGATTCCATTTACCATCTGATACACGAAAAACTTGTTTAGCTGGATAGTCAATAGAAACTTCTTTATTATACAAAAGTCTAAACAATAATTTGTAAGATTCTTCAGAACCTTTAGCCAGATATTGATCTTTGATTCTTTGTAATAAAAATCTTGGATCAGTAGTAATCTGATTTGGTAAGTTTATCGCCAACTCATTTTTAAAGTGTTGTATAAATGAGTCTAAAGTGGTATCAAGATCTCTAAGGTCTCTAAGGTCTGGAGA